TACATCAAATTTTTTACCACCTATGTAAGTAAATGGAGTACCTCCACCACCATCGCCATGTATATTACCTGGTCCTGGTTGGTTGCTTCTAAGTCCCCCTGTAGTGGATGTTCCAGGAGATATATTATCTCCTTGAGCTTGACCTGCTGTAAAAAATCCTTTTCTAACTCTTAAACCCTTATCTATCATTATCTTCTTCCATCTGGTTGTGCATCAAGTCTAAAAGTTCCATATCTCCAAGCTTCACCTGTTGATGTGTTGGCTATTTGAATTGATACTAATCTACCTCTAGCTCTAGTATCTATCTTATCAGTTGTTTTTGTAACTGTAAAGGGTCCAAGAGGTGAACCTACCGGAGCGTTATCAGGGTAGTCATTTAAAAATAAAGTAACTTGTGAATTACCTCTTAAATATTTAAAATCAGGTATAAATCTTCTTACTGACATAAAGAACTCTCCATCTCCCCTATAATCTACAACTCCTGTAGCCTGACCCAAGGCGCTTTTTCTAGATGTAATGTCCCAATCTCCAGATTTAATAAATGCATCTATCGATGTAGTACCAGAACTGTTGACTTGGTCATCACCTTTTTCATGACAGTAATATACAGATGCACCATATTTATCTGTTAATCCACTAATGGCTGCAAAAACAGGTGTGTCTGTAAGTCCATAATCTGTTGCATAAGGTTCAGGGTATACGCCTTGATCTTGATAACTTGATCTGTCTAAAGACGATGTTGTAAATACATTTTCTGAATAGTTATAAGTCACACATCTATCAATTTGATTTGACCCTGATTTAGCATAAAACCAATTTATTTCTGTGTACAAAGTATTTGGAGATGAGTAAACAATATCTGAAGCTCCATAATTAATTCCTAAATTATCTCCATCTGTACTAAATACAAAATCTTCAACTAAACATGGTAATGATTTTACTGTACCATCAAATACAAAAAATCCACCTTCCGCTGACATCCACCACACAGCTCCATTTGCGTAAGAAACAGCGTGTTGACCTATGCATCCACAGTGAGTGCCAACTTGTCTAACACTAAAAGTAAATGGTGGACCAACGAATTGAATTACATACGCTGCTTGATCTGTCAAACAGAAAACATAATCTTTACCCTGTATAGCAGCCATAATCTTGTTTCCTGTATCCAGTCTAAATGTACCCGCAGTATTAGTAGACGATGGTGCATAAGTATTTAAGTCTTCTTGATTAGAGAAACGGACAAACATTGGATCTTGTGTACCGGGATTGCCAATAGTTGTTTCTGTTCCAAAATGAAATAAGTGTCTATCTCTATCTGATACTAAAGTTAATCTACTAGCTGTAGGATTGTTGGTTGTGTTAAAGTTAGTTGTGGTTGTTGACGCTCTAATACCTCGTGGAGTTGTAGCTCCTGCATTCCAAGTAAACGTTTTACCATTGTGAACAGTTGCAACTAATACTTCTCCAAAGTTATCAAGGCTCCAGTTTCCTGGATCCAGAGTTACGTTACTTACAGTTCTAGCTGTGCCCCATGTAGAATCGCCCCAAAGATATGTGCTCCAACCATAACCTAAAGTTTGAAAAGTTGGACCAACTAATTCATACGGTTGAACAGTTGCTGAACCTGTTCCTGAGCCTCCAGGATTCACTGCTACAGTGGGTGCTGTAATTTTAAAAGTGTTATTAGTTACATCTCTAATTTCAAAAGCTCCGTCTGTAAATGTAGAGGAAGAAGTAAAACCATTAGGTGTAGCTGCCATACTGTTAAAAGTTATATATCGACCAGCGCTTAATCCATGACTTGATAAATTAACTGTGCATACAGCAGATCCTTGAACTGTGTCAAAGGTAGCTGTTCCAGATACCTGTGTTGCTAAAGGTGTGATATCATAAAAAGCTTCATCATAATATAAAAAGAGTCCTTGAGATGTTCCAATAGCTACATATTTCTCACCTTTAAAACTTGTAAAAGCATGTTGAGCTCTAGCTGCTCCAGGTAATGTTTCTTGAGCTACTGTTAGCTGTTCCCAACCCCCTATTTTTTCTGGTAATCCATATCTAAATCTTACAAAATCTCCATCTACCC